GGGCCAATGATTGAACCCAACCAAATTTATATGTGTACAAAATGCAGAATACAATTTCAAGACCGAGCAAAATGGGGGCCATGGCTGACCGCAGTAAAACAACTGCAAAGCAATACGCCGTAATGATTTTACGCGATGATTACCATTACACATTCCGAGCAATTGGCGAACGGATGGGGGTATCGGAATCGGTGGCGTTTAGGTTATACGAAAAGGGAATCAACAATGAAAAAACATACAAAAATTTATTTGAATTATTTTGGGTATGATACAACCGATTTTATCCCGTGCGAAGTTTGTGGAAGCCAGGCCGTTGACATACACCACATTGAATGCCGTGGCATGGGTGGAAGCAAGGAAGCCGATAAAATTGAAAACCTACAAGCCCTTTGCAGAAAATGCCACATCCAATTTGGGGATCAAAAACAACACAAAGATTTTTTAATTATCACACACCAAATAAAAATGAACAAATGAATATAGAATGGGTTAAAACAAAAGACATCCACGCAAACGAAAACAACCCGCGTATTTTGAAGGATGATAAATTCAAGAAGTTAGTACAATCAATCAAGGACTTCCCCGAAATGTTGGAGATACGCCCCATTGTGGTAAACAATGAAATGATGGTGTTGGGTGGCAACATGAGATTGAAAGCCATTCAAGAAATTGGATTAAAAGAAATCCCAATCATCAAAGCGGAAAACCTCACCGAGGAACAAGAACGGGAGTTCCTAATCAAAGACAATGTTGGATTCGGTGAATGGGATTGGGATGCGTTGGCTAACGATTGGGATGCTGATGAATTAAAGGATTGGGGTATGGACTTGCCCATGGACTTTGATGGCGAGGATGTACCAGGCGAAGAGGATGACTTTGATGTACCCGAAGGTGGTGTTGATACCGACATTGTTCTTGGGGATGTATTTGACATCGGTCAGCATCGTTTAATTTGTGGGGATAGCACACAAACGGACACATTTGAAAAGTTAACCGAAGGCGAATTGGTAGATATGGTTGTAACAGATCCTCCTTACAATGTAAACTATGAAGGTGGCACAAGTGACAAATTAAAAATTGAAAATGACAACATGGGAGATAAGGATTTTTACAAGTTCTTATATGATTTTTACACCGCCGCTGGTGCATACACAAAACCAGGCGGAGCATGGTATGTTTGGCATGCCGATTCCGAAGGAGCAAACTTTCGCCAGGCGATGAAAGATTCTGGCTTGTTAGTTAAGCAATGTTTAATTTGGGTTAAAAGCAGCATGGTAATGGGCCGACAAGATTATCAATGGAAACACGAGCCATGCTTGTATGGATGGAAAGAGGGAGCATCGCATCATTGGTATTCAGACAGAAAGCAAACAACAATCTTGGAATTTCAAAAACCAAGCAGAAACGCGGAACACCCAACAATGAAGCCCGTGGAATTATTCGCCTACCAAATATCTAACTCATCAAAAAAAGGTGATAAGGTCCTTGATGCATTTGGTGGAAGCGGAACAACAATGGTGGCGTGTGAACAATTAAATCGCAAGGCGTATGTTGTAGAATTTGATCCAAGATACTGCCAGGTAATTGTGGACCGAATGAAAAAGTTAAACCCCGATATTAAAATAAAGAGAAACGGAGTGGAAATATGAAAGCATGGAGAACCCCCGCACAAATTTTACCCGTTGAGGAAATCCCCGTATTGGCAATTGCAAACCGAATGATGCCATTTGTAGCCGTGTACTTTGATGGTGAATGGCATTGTTACCACACCAACCAAAGATTGAATGTTTTGTATTGGATGCCAATACCATTGACACCCGAAGATTGATATGTAAATGATATGTAATTATGGCAAATAAAGATTATTTGAAACCCGTACAACCTGGGGAGATAAGAAACCCCAACGGGAAACCCAAAGGCACAAAGAACCGAAGCACCATCGCTCGTAAATGGTTGGAGGTTATGCAAGACACCAAAAACCCCATCACGGGGGAATTAGAAAAACTATCCCAAGAAGATTTGATAACCCTTGCAATGATACACAAGGCAAGGAAAGGGGATGTCGGTGCATACAAACAATTAATGGATAGGGGCTTTGGAATGCCTACCCAACAAATTGATGTTACCACTGAAAAACCAATCTTCAATGGTATTGACTTGGATGTGAAATAATGCTTCAACAAACCACTGCACAAAAGAAGATAGCCACCTTGCGTAAGCGGGTTAGAATTGTGCGTGGTGGAACATCCTCATCAAAAACCTTCAGTATTATTCCCATGCTTATCACCTATGCGGTGCAAAATCCGAAGTGTGAAATATCGGTTGTATCGGAAACCATCCCGCATTTGCGAAGGGGTGCAATCCGTGATTTCCTTAAAATTATGGACATGGTTGGAATGTACGATGCCAACAAATGGAACAAATCATCATTGACATACACCTTTTCAAACGATTCATACATCGAGTTCTTTTCAGCCGACCAACCACAAAAGTTAAGGGGTGCAAGGCGTGATGTGTTATTCGTGAATGAGTGCAACAACATAGATTGGGAATCGTACTACCAAATGGCAATCCGTACCCGTAAATTCATTTACTTGGATTACAACCCCGTTGCGGAATTTTGGGTGGATAGTGAATTGGTACACGATGCGGATGCGGAAATGATTGTACTAACCTACAAAGACAATGAGGCGTTGGACAAATCAATTGTCAACGAAATTGAAAAGGCACGGGATAGGGCGGAAACATCCAACTATTGGGCCAATTGGTGGCGGGTATATGGGCTTGGTGAGATTGGAAACTTACAAGGGGTTATATTCAGCAACTGGCAAACCATTGACAAAATTCCCGATGATGCAAGGTTGGTTGGTTGTGGTGTGGATTTCGGTTATACAAACGATCCCACGGCGATTGTTGCCGTGTATGAATACAATGGTCAACGAATTGTTGATGAGGTCGCATACCGCACGGGAATGCTTAATTCGGACATTGCAAGGGCATTACCCACCCATGTACCCGTTTATGCGGATAGTGCCGAACCAAAATCAATTGATGAGATACGGAGGTATGGAATAAGAATCAAGGGCGTAACCAAGGGCAAAGATTCAATCAACTACGGAATCCAAATCATGCAAAGCCAATCCTATTTGGTTACATCCACATCCACAAACCTAATTAAAGAACTGCGGAATTACTGTTGGGATAGTGATGCCCAGGGGCGAACCAACAACACACCCATCGGAACCGACCACGGGATTGATTCATGGCGTTATCACGAAATGATGGCACTTGGAATCAAATCCAACTACGGAAATTACGATATTCGTTAATTGTTTATTTCATGTGGATTTTGTATATTTGCGTTTGATATGACAAGCCATTACCAAGAAATACACAACCTCAAACAAGAAATAAAACGACTGCGATTGTTAGTAGTTGAAAACAAGATGAACCATGACCGCGAAGTTCGGTTACTCAAACAAGAAATTGTCAAGCCCAAAACAGACATAAACGATAACCCAACCACATGGGGTGAAGTGTTACGGGTTATTTGTGAGGTAATGGACATGACACCCGACCAAATCATCACCAAGTCAAGGAAGCGCAAACCAATGTATGCCCGTCATATGTTTAACCACATTTGCCGTAAACGCCTAAACATGACATTTATGGAGATTGGCAACATTTCACACCTTGACCATTCCACCATCATTTCATCGGTTCGGGAATTTACCGACATTTTGGTAACGGATAAGGAGATGCAAAGGTATCACTCCCAGGTTCACACCATCCTCCATGAAAGGTTAGTATAAACAATCGCCATTATTGGCGTTTTATGGGTATATGATTGAAACAAAAACCATCATTGTACCCACAGAATTAAAGGATGTCAAGTTACATCAAATGTTGGCGTACAATGAATTGAAGGCCGATATGGATGAAACACAAAGACAATTGGAATCGGTTGCCATCTTTTGTGAATTGACCATGAGTGAGGTGAAGGCCATCCCATTTGACATTCTCAAAGATTGTGTGATTAAGATTTCCAAGATGTTGGAATCAAAACCCGTGTTCACACCGAGGTTCAAAATGAACGGCATCAAATACGGCTTCATCCCAAACATGGATGAATTGTCAACGGGTGAATTTATTGACATTGAAACATACCAAAAAACCCCCAATGATATTTGGAAGGTGTTATCGGTTTTGTACCGCCCCATTACCAAGGAAGGGCAAAACGGAAGGTATGAAATTGCCCCGTATAATGCGGAGTTGAACAACGATTTCAAGGACATGGATTGCAACACGGCGTTTGGTGCGCTGCTTTTTTTTTGGAGTTTAGGAATCGACTTGTTGAATTCTACCCAGAAGTATTTGGCGATGGTGAGGAGGGGGGAAGTGTCGATGAAGTACGACTTACCGAAAAATGGGGATGGTTTGGAATGGTCTACCGACTTGCTAACCGAAGTTTCCTTAACCTTGAAGAAGTATATACAAAACCCATTCACTCCGCTTGTATGTGGATCGCTTACGAAAGCGACATTGCGAAGATGGAACAAAAAGCAATTAAACAACGATGAACAATAATCACATAGGAACGGCATTTGAGGTGATGAAAGACATTGCCGATTTGGAGGGGTGGAACTACTCACACGGCACATTAACCGAATTTGATTTCAAGGCGTTTTTGGTATTCCCGTTGATGCATTGTTCAATTCAATCGGTAGCATTGACCGACCAGGTAGCAACCATCCAAATGAATGTCATGGTAGCGGATAGGGTTAACTTCTTGAAAACTGAAAACGAACAAGAAAACTTAATCACCGAATACAGCCAATACGGATACACCGAAAACCAAAACTATGCAAACATCCTACAAGATTTGTATGTGAGATTTTCAAAAGGGTTATGGCGCACGGAACAAGATTATTACAACCAAATCCAATACATACGCCCAATTACTTTTCAACCATTTATGGAAACATTGGATTCAGTATTGGCGGGATACCAAATCACAGTTGGAATCGAATTGATAAACCCATGGGTAACGGATGGCGATTGCGTATAAAAATAGCGAACAAGTTGTTGCGGAGTATTCCAACAAATGGGCGATTGCATGTCGTACCTTGTTGGAGGTAAAACGCCCACGAACTTCAATCCGTGCAAAGTGGAAAAAGGTCGGTGAAGGGTGGACACCCATTTCCGTTTCCAAAAAAACATTCCGTGGAAACTATGTGGCATCTGGTCAATTGGTGAACTCTATTCAACCCGCACCCAAAGGGTTGGACATGGGAATTACCATGAACAAGACCGCCGATTATGTGCAGAACGGGAGAAAGCCAGGGAAGGGCATCCCATTGGCATCAATGCGGAATTGGACGAAAATGAAACGCATTCAACCACGCGACATGGGAACGGGGCGATTCAAAGGCAAGGCCGATGAAAACGCAATGCGATTCATGATGAACCGAAAGATTAAACACTTTGGTATTGAACCATTCCCATTTGTAACAATGGCACGAAAGGAGATATTACCATCATTCAATAAGGCATTAACCACGGCAATGGCCAAAGACATAAAAGCAAGATTCAAACGATGATTTTCAACGAACAACCACAATCCATAGTGGGATGTAATTCCCCAATCATGTACCAATTTTACGATGCGTTGTACACATCAACGCAGTTTTATTACCAATGCGATGTGTATGTGTGGAGTGGCACAACCACAATCCCAGGTTCACCCAATTGGACAATAAACCGCAAACCCGACCAATACGGAAGTGGGCGTGGGTGGATAGACATTCACAAACTGGTTCAACAAGAAATCACCGAGGATTTTTTGATTAACGGAACATACAAACCAAACATCGGTGATGGTGCAAGGCGTGTGGCCGTCAAAGTTCGTGGGGTTTATTTGGTAGGCACTACAACCACATACACAAGTTATGTAACATCAAATGTGATTTTGGCAACGGCGGGTTATACATACACCGCAGAAGGTTGGAACATTGGTTATCCAACCAAATATGTGTTGACCGACAAAACACAAGTAACCATCACCACCGAAACACCATCAGCATATTTGTGGTATGATGCCACCGTGATTACTTCCATCACTTGTGGGAGTGCCACAGTAACCCCAAATGCGGTTGGTGGGTTGAGTGCAAACACCATCCAAGGAATCGAAATTAAGCAACTTATGACCGCTGGGGGTGTGTGGGGTATTGATGCTAACATTACCTTCGTTAAAACTGGCGATGATGTGGTTATACCCGTTGATTTTGTGTGCCAAAACAAGTATGGCCAACAAGATGTGTTGTTCCTAAACAAATATGGGGTGTATGATTCGTTTTTATTCAATGGCGTTTATCGTTCCACCTTCGCAGTAACCAAAGAAAAGTACGAACAACCCGTGTTCAAACAAACCGACATGGCACAGGCATGGACATACGGGGTACCCATCACCACAAGTTACCTTGTAAATTCGGTTGAAACAATGACAGTAAACACCGATTGGATAAGCCAAAACGATGTTAACATTGTTGAACAAATCTTTTATTCAACCAATTTATTGGTGTTGGATGGATCGGCGTTATTATCGGCCAGAATTTCCGATTCAGCGTTTGAATACAAAACAAGGGTGAATGAAAAGTTGATTTTGTACACCATCCAAATGGAGTATAGCCAACCGAAGATTAATAAAATTGTACGATGATTAGGTTTTCA